AATGCTACTTTAAGAGTTTCCATTTTTATTTTATGGTTTTTCTATGACTAGGTTTTATCATTTAAAATTTTATAAAATCATTATGTTTAAATAAACCTTCACCGTGAGCTATTTTGAAATTTTGTCTTACCCACCAGTAAGATATTGCAGGCTCCAGATGTAAATCATCATTTGCAAATTGAGATACAGTATCAATGTAAAACTTAGTTTCATACATACATGGATTGTTTGTAAAATTGGCCCATCTACTAGATGCAATAAAATAACTATTTATCTTTTGAATTTTATCCGGAAAATCTATCTCAGGCGATTCTTTCCAATGAATACAATCTAATAAATGCGGGCTATATAATTGTGTAATTGGTTCATAGTGGTTTAATTCATTATTTTCATATACATTTTTAGAATATAAAGGATCTCCGGGATTTTTTCTATGACGGTATCGTACAGCTGATATTCCCGTTTTTAATAATTTAATTCCCAAGTTTAATCTATTAAATGTTACGTCTTCATTTTCTATAAGTTCCCAATCATGTTCTAAAGTAATAAAATAAGGCTGCGTAGATTTTTTTGCTAAATCAATAAATGCATTTCCTATGCCAACATTTTTATCGTATCCTATATACGATAATGAAAATGATTTAGCAAGTCCAATATCTTCTTTTGATATTTCCTGAAATGCTATATTCGCTTCAGACACAATATTAAATAACCCCAGTGATTTATACGAATTAAGTGTATTATTTAATATTTGGGGTGAATTCCAAGACAATATTCCGATTGATATGGGTAACTTTTTACTCATATAAATTTTATTTTAGATCTGCTATAACTTCTGGCAATTCACCCATAAAAACTTCACAATGAGTCCAAACCCATGGCCAAATAGGATGAAGATTTTTAGATTCTAAAGTCCAAGGCAACCAAACTTCATTATACCATTTATCACTATCAAAATCCATACTATGACCCCATGTTTTTATTTTTCTATAAAGCTGTTCGTCAGACAATACATATGATCCATGATAACAGATTACTTCTGGAAGCGTCATGTGATTACCACCATGTACGTTTCGTATATAATCATACTTATTTACTGTATGAAGATTGACAATTGTTTGGTTTGTTCCACCAATTTTTCCTTTATCATTGCTTATGATAATGTATTTAAATGATTTCCAAAATGCATAAAGATCAATAGCAAAAACGTCTACCTCAGGATTATCTTTTACAAGTTGGAGTATTTTTTCAAAATCTTTATGAAAGAAGAATTCATCTGCATCTTGAACCATTAAATAATCAAATCCATCTTCTTTTGCGCGTTGAAGACAATAGTTTCTTTCATCTGTATCACTCATCCAATCTCCTTCAATAATAGTAATTTTATCTATGTATTTTGATTGTTTAATGATATTAATATCAAATTTATTTTTATATGTAATTCTAGCACTTGGGTTATGTCCCCAGGGAAGTTCACTGTGCATTACATAGATATGATCTACATGTGAATATGCATTTTCAAGATTTCGCATAATCCATTGCCCTTGATCAAAGGTCATTACATAGGTTGCAAATTTCATATAGTTAACTTATTAATGTGTCATCAATTGACGAGTTTTCATATCCTTGGCCATATACTTCTTCCATTAACTCGATTAAATACTCTTGATCATTTTTGCTCAAGTTTGTATTAGTCAAAAAGAGATCTATTTTGTTTAAAAGACTTTTTGATAAATCTAAAAACAAAGATGATCTCTCAATAATTTGCTTATTAGACAATGTTTTCATAATTTAAAATCTTATCTTAGTCCATTTCTTTTCTTTTTTATCCCATTTTAACTGAAAATAAGGTGATACATCTGCAATAAATTCTTCTTCCGTATTCGTAGATACGTCTTGTGTTTTAATTTCTAAGGCTATTTTTTCTTTATTTATAGTCATTTTCATTTACACCTAACAAGAAAACTGATTTGATTTTTTCATAATTTTTATTTTCGCCCCTAATATTTGAACTTAAATTTTTTGAAGGAATGACAAGAGGCGGGCTTGCAATATAAAAATTGTACAACTTACTAGTCATCATTTCCCAAGAACCTCTATCGGCAATCATAGGACACTTGTCCATTAAGTCAATGTATCCTTCCATTGCTTTTCGATTTAAACCATACGCAATAAAACTCCAACTGGCAAAACCCTTTGTCCATCTTGGTTTAACTCTTATATTTTCAGGAAGTAAGCGATCCATAAAAGAATAAAGAAGAATACCATCTGCATCTTCTGGAATGCTATCTAAGTATTTTGGCAATAGTTCATTCCAATCTTTATGAAAAGCACAATCGTCTTCAAAAACAAAAATGTTATTGGCGCCTTCTAACAATGCAGTCTTAATAACATAGTAATGACTATGAAGAGTGCCGAATTCGTTGGGAAATGCTTTATTAAATCTTACGTAATTTCTTGATAAATCGTTGTATTTATCAGCGTATAAGTCTACGAAATGAGAAGCATAACCTAATATAACAGGGTGGAACCACTCAACATCAATACTATGTTGTTCAAATCTTTCAAGCATATATTCCCTTTTGTCAGGACGCTCTTTGAGATTTATGCAAACAACCTTATCGTATTTTTCGTTTATAAGACTCATTCAGATAATGGTTTTGTGTGTTCATGTTGAAGTACTTTCTCTTCAAGCCATCTATTTGCACGTTCATATAGGAGTACTTTCTCCTCGAGCCATCTCTCATAGCTTCTAAATCCTGAAAGCAAAGATTCTTTACCAGTGTCTTGTTTATAAGCTAATCTAGGGCCAATACAACTTACTTTATTTAGTAATTTAGAATAACGTTCTTCTAGCCATTTGACATAATCAGGCTTTAAATAACCATTATAATTACAGCCGCCCTGATTACCCGGAATGTTTACATTATATTTACCGAATGTGGGTGCACAACCTGTATCAAATCGATACTCAAGTCGTAAGTCTAAAGTTGTCATCATGTTTTAAAATAGTGATTTGGGTTTAACAATTTTTGCTTTTTCTACTTTTGCTATGTTCTCTATAAGGTCTGCATATATATAATTAATATCACAGTGATTCCGTGTTACTTCTAAGCTGCAATCTAAGTATTTTTTATGCAAAGCCTTGTTAGAATATATATCGTTTATTTTTTCAACAAGTTCTTTAACGTTTGATAAATCTTTTTTAAGAAATAGGCCATACGTGTCTAAGTCTATGTATTTCTTATCAGTTTGTTTTCCTTTTTCAAAAACCCAAGTATTTTCTGCCCAATGATAATCAAACATGGGAACACAACCAACACCAATAATTTCACACATGGCATATTCAATACTATTACCATAGGCATCTGCATTTAAGTGATAAAAATCTGCGCCAACTAAAGAAGAACTAAGAGTCTCCATTCCGTCTTCATATTCATAAGGACCCCAGATGTATATGTGTTTAAGGCTTCTGTCTTTATGATCAGCTGGCAATATGCCGTTTTCAATAGATTTTTTGTTAACTTCAATAATATCGTGCTTACGAATTTTTTTACCAATGTCATCATAAAATATGTGAAGAGCACCAAGAGATCTTTCAACGCCTTTCATTTCAAGATGAAGGTTATTTTCCTTGGCATACGGGAGAAATGCAAACAATCTCTCGGGCTGTTTAAATGTTGCAAATCTTCCAAGATACGTTATTTTCTTATAATGTTCTTTTTTTCGATATTGCACTAAATTATCAAAATTAAAACCATTAATTAACGGGATATAACGATCTCGAATATCTTCTCCAAAAAGCTGTACAAGTTTATTAAAGAATGGAGATGTGGCGCTAAAGCTTACAATTCCATCGCATAATTGGCAAATTTCAAAGAAATTAGCGTTTCTATGTATTGATGCTATTTTATGATCATTTTGAAAAATAATCTTTTTAGTTTTAAGATCTTTCATTATTTTTAGAAAACCGTCTTGAGCCCATTGTGAATGTTTAGTAGATGGAACTGAATGAATAAATACGTAATCAAACTTGTTCAAGACATCATCTGCAAATGTATCTATATTGTCTTTTGTAATATATTCATAATCGGGCATATTCTGGAATTTACCTCTTCCCCATTTTTTATCATCAACAACATAAACTTTAAAATCGATACCCGATTTTTTAAGATATGCAGCTAATTCAATTACATAACGTGTAATTCCAGCGCCTTCAACGCCTCGTCCTAATACTTGAGCAACTTTCATATAATTTATTTTTTATAGTTAAAATAGTTTTTTAACTTTTGGTTTTAACAGCTTCTTTTTTTCTCTTGGATTTTCTTTAAGAATATCATCTATATTTTCATGCACATAATTTTGCCCATTAAAATAATTATAACAATCTCTCATTAATGGAAATTTATTTGTAACACTAAAATGCACTAGCGGTTGTCTCGCAGGATATTCTTTCATTTTTGAAAAGTATTTCTCAATAATATCATGTGTTTTTATAGTGTTTAGTTTTTCTTTGATACCTCGTAAATGAGAATAAAAAGACAAATATATCTGTGATAATGTGTAATTTTCTAATCCTATTTTTGGGAATACAATATTTAAGAAGGGAGTATCAATGTAAAACACTTGTGCACTGGCATTTCTTGTTGATTTACTTTTTTCATTTAATTTTTGAATATACTCTCTATCATCATAAAGAATAGAAATGCATTCATCGAAATGTTTTGTAAAATGTTTTCGTAATTCAGGAATAGTATTTTTAGGAAAATAAAAATTTGTAGCACAAGCACTTAAAGTATAATCATCTCTATAGTTTTCATTTATCCAATTTTTTATTTTGGGCCATTCATTATAATATTCATGAATCTTCAAAAACATATCTTTTGCGTAAATTGCTTTTTCAGATTCAACAACTTTTTCAAATGAGTCATTAAAGAATAAAACATCATCGTCTGTAAAATAAAATGAATCATCTATAAGATTCTCTTTTAACAACATATTAAGAAAATATACCTTACTAAATGTTGTTAATGTTTCAAGATAATTTTTTCCATAATATTTCCTAAAATCATTTTTATCAAAAATTGTGGTAGTTTTGGGATCAATAATTTTACAAAATTCGCTAGAATCATCTTGATCTACATATAAGAATAAACGTTTATTGAGAAATTGATGATGCTTATGTGTATAAAACAGTTTAAAGATTTTAAAATTATGTGTGGTTACAACTGTAATCATACTATTCTTCTTTTGATAAATAATGTTTAAGTGCTTCTCTTGGTGTTGGTTTCCATTCTTCTGCTTCAATAAAAAAAGTAGTTTGTATGTCTCCAGTATCATCACCAAAGTCAGCATTTTGAAATCCTGATGTTACAACTGCCCAGTTTCCATTGTCATCATAAAGAAGATTGGGCGCATGTCCAAGTTTTGAAAGTTGCTCCATGATAAACTCAAATTCTAGATCATCTTGATGTTTATTAAGAAGGCGGATAATTTCTTCAGCAAGCGTATCAATTTCTAACATTAATTTATCAAACCTATCAATTTCATCATGATCTTCGGTTTCTTTAATTTGCGAAAACAGTTCATAACGAAGATTTTGCGTTTTTACAATGTAATCTTTGATTGATTGTTCCACGTTTTTAATTTTTTATTTGAATATAAACAAAATCTTTTATTTTATACTGCCAATTCTTGTTAAAGTTTTGTTAAATAACACACGAAAAGGGATTTTTCGTCCCTTTTCACAAATCATTTAATTTAAAGAATTTTGCCTTATATTTTATCCATTATAATCAAGACATGAATCGCTATTAATGTATTCAACTGCATCTTTTAATGTTGCGAATTCTTTATATTCATCGATTTCATAGTCTACATCATAGTCAAAATCCTCAATATTCCATTCATCTATGGTTAAATCTCCTCTTTCAATTTGTCGATTTTCTTCTCTTGAAAATTTTCCATTTCGTCTTTCGCCCTTTTGTTCAACTACGTATTTATCTGGAGCTTCTTTAATAAGAGTCACTCCAATGTTTAAATAGTCAAAGTTTCCTCCGTATCCTGACATAGGATGAATTACATTTCCATTCCAAAATACAATATTGTCGGTGTCTAAGTCAAATTCTCTAATGTCATCTAATCCGTAATCATTTTCATATAATTCGTCATTAAGTGATTGAAAAAGAGGTTCTTTATCGTTTTTTTCATTTTCACTAGTATCGTATTCATCATCGGGGCTATTCATCCATTCAATT